CCGACTTTCGCCGCGTCGTGCAAGGCCTGGCGGACGATCTTCGTCGAGAGCTGCCCCGGGAATTTTTCGAGGAACCTCTTCAGCTCGTCGAGGCCGTGGACGGTGAAGGAAACGGCGGACATGTCAGTCGTCAGTCGTCAGTTGTCTGCAACGGACCACGGACAACCGACTAGGGATGCTCCTTGCAGCTCAGCGTTATCCACCGCTCCAGGGTGTCGGGCGTCGAGGCGACCGGATAGAGCGTGTGGCCGTTGTCCGTCAGGAGGCGGCACTTCTGGGTGATCCGCGGGTCGAACCGCACGAGGACGGTTACGGTGGCCTCGGCATGGACCTGCTGGGCGGCCAACAGCTTGCGGCCGTCGAGCCACTCGATCTCGGCCGGGACCATCGAGAGGCCCTCGATCGTTTGAAACACTTCGGCCGCGTCGCCCATTTGGCCCGGCGTGCTGAGCTGCGGGGCCTGGACGCTCACGCGGTGGCGGAGCCGGCCGGCGTCGAGGCGGTAGAGCATAGGAGGGATTGGGGATTGGGGATTGGGGATTAGAGAGGCCAATCCCTAATCCCCAGTCCCTAATCCCCCGTTCTTCAGGCGTACTGGCCCCAGTCCTCGAGGCTCAAAAGCGCTTCGAGGCTGTGGGGCAGCGGGTTGACGGTGATCCCCGGGCCGATCGTCGTCGGTTCGCGGTCGCGGTACCAGCCGGCCGCGGCCAATAGGATCGCGTGCCGCAGGCCGGGCGGGACCTCTTCCGGCGTGCCGTAGCCCGCGGTGAAGGTGACTTGGACGGCATTGTAAAAGCCGGTGATCTCGGGGAGTTCTCCCAGGTGGTTAGCTTCGATCGTGGGCCAGGTGCGGCTATAGCCGCGGGTCACCGGCCAGATCAGTCCGTAGGCCGGCTGGACGCGGGCCGGCCAGTTCTGGCTGGCCACGTCGAATTGGTACTGGTCCGGCGGCAGGATCTGCGAGTTTCCCTCGGTATCGGTGTATTCGATCTGCGTTACCGTCTGGACCGGGCACCGCTCCAGCACGATCTCGTTGGGGAAGGCGTCGAGATAGCAGCACCAGGTGGCCGTGAGGAGCTGGCGGCTGAGGGTACGCTCGATCCATTCGACGGCCTTTTTCACGAGTCCCCGCAGGTACGGGAATTCCTGCGGGTTGCTGACGAAGCACTGCCGGGCCGCCTCCTCCGTGGAAACGACCTCCAGGCAGGGATCCGGCGGTACGAGCTGCTGGTAGCGCATCGGTGGTCAGTTGTCGGTCGTCAATTGTCGGTCGTAACGGACAACTGACCGCGGGCAACGGCCGCCTCCTCCAGGGCCTTGCCGCCCGGCGTATCGAGGTCGTGCCGGTAGGTGCCCCAGGGCAGGACGTTCGAAAAGGCGTAGCCGCCGGCGTGGGTCAGGCGGACCTTGCGGGTGATGTAGCTCTTGATGCCCAGCTCGTGCAGTTTTCTGGAGAAATACCAGTCCTCCGACTCGGCGCGGACCTTGAACTTCCCGTCGGCTCCGTCGCGGAACACCTCGCGGGGGAAGTGGAAATCGGCGATGAGGCGCCCTTCCGCATCCGTGCTGCGGAAGGCCTCCTGGCGGAGGTCGCACATCCAGCAGCCGTCGTTGTGGAGGAAGATCCCGCCGGGATGGCCCGCGTCGGCCGCCGAAAACGTTTCCGGCAGGCTCGAGTCGAAAAGCTCTCGCACCGTGAACCGGCGATACGGGTGCCACGGGTCGGCCGGGTCGCCGATCCCGGAGCTGGTGACGCCGCGGCCGTCTTTCAGGGGCACCGCCACGCTAACCAGGTCCGCCCCGAGCCGGTCGAGCTCGTCGGCCAGCAGATCGAGCCAGCCCTCCTCCGGCGCGATGTCCGCATGGAGCATCGCGAAATGCGTGGCCTGGCCGGCCTCGGCCAGGTTCAGGGCGCTGGCCCACAAATTGTTGAAACCGTCCCAGCTCCCCACGGAGAGCAGGAGGGCCAGATCGTGCCGTTGCGTGCCCCGGTACAGGGCCCGCGCGGTCTCGTAGGACATGCACGCGCCGCCCGGGCTGGGGAAGCCCAGGACGATCTGCTTGCGGGCATCGGGCTGGAGGATGTGCATGGGGTGCGGAAGGTGTCAGGTGCCAGGGGTCAGGCGTCAGACGGTGCAGGCCGACACCTGACACCTCTCACCCGACACTTGCTTCTCAGCCGACCACCGGGGCGGTCAGGTTCAGGTGCGGGGCCTTGGCGCCCGAGCGGACGTAGGTCACCGCGGCCAGGCTGTTGGCGTTGTCCATCGTGAGGACGGCGGCCACGTAACGCAGCGACAGGCCGGCGGCCTGGCCGATCTGATCGACTTCCTCGGCCAGGCACTCCAGGCACTGGTAGTCGGTCAGGTTGGCGTTGGCCGTGTTGCAGGCCCCCGAGGTCTTGATGAGGGTCGGGTTATCGCCGTTGGTGTCCGTGGCGGCGACGATCTCCAGCAGGGTAATCCCGTTGGAGTTGGCCGCCAGGTGCGTGGCCATCGCCAGGCAGGCGAAGATGTCGAATTCCTGCATGTCCACCCAGCCCAGGCTGGAGCAGACGTCGGCGTTGGTGTCGCTCGGGCTGTGCGGGCCCATCTGGATCGCCTCGCGGGCGAAGAGCTTCTGAGTCGAGACGGCGGAGGGACCGTTGGCGGGACTGATACCCATGGGAAAAACCTCGGAGAGAGGGGTCGGGGGTCAGGGGGATAGGGGCCCGTGGTCCGTCGTCCCTGGCCCGTTGCGAGTGACAACCGACCACTGACGACTGACGGCGAACCGAGCTTACGACCGCGTGGCCAGGGCCAGGAACGGGGAGAGCGTGCTGGCCGAGCGCCGCGGCGTGAGCGGTGTCCTCCACCAGCACTTGCCGGCGTTGCGGAGCCAGAACTTGAACGTACGCTCGTGGTTGACGAAGCGGACGTGGATGCTCTCGGCCGAGTTCAGGGGCTCGTAGGTCCCCTCGAGGTACTCGTCCCAGGTGCCGAGGATCAGGTCCCCGGTCGTGCCCAAGGTCTGGCAGAATTCGGTCGGGTAGGCGGGGCGGCCCAAGAGCCGTTCGGGTTCGCCGTCGCGGAGCGAGGCCTGCCACACCGGCACCGCCAGGGCGTTGGTGGCGCCGGCCGGACTGAAGTACAACTGCATGAGCTGCGGGAGGCAGTCATGGTTATAGAGCCAGACGGCCTTCTGGTAGCGGTAACAGCGGCTCCGCATGTTGATGACGTTCGTGTAGCTGATCGTCTTGGCCGTCTGGTTCGAGTCCTTGGCCACCGTCACGAGGCAGGGGGCGTTCATGACGCCCTCGAACTCGCCGACGCCCGTGCCGAAGAGCCGCTCGTTCAAGAGGTGAGCGGTGAACTGGTCCTTGAACCCCTGGGCCAGGAGGGCCGCGAAGCTCGTGGGCGAGTCGGCCAGCAGTTCCTCGGTGGCGTAGGCCAGGCCGAAGAGGCTGGTGGCCATCAGGGCCACGCGCTCCATTTGCATGCGGGTGGCCTGCTGGCTCTGGGTCTCGGCCCGGCGGGTGACCAAGAGTCCGCCGGTGACGGAGCCGGTGGAATGGTCCTTGTCGGTCCTGGCCGGGATCTCGACCTTGGGGACCTCCATCGGCACCTTGGTGGTGGCCGCGCCGACCGGGTCATCCTCGGGCGTCAGGGCCATCAGCTCCGGGTGAAACCCCAGCGGGATCAGGAAGCCGCCGTAGGGATCGGCGTAGGCGCCCTGCTCGTCGCTGCCGGCGGCGGCCAGGAAGCGGAGGCGGGGGTCGGCCGCGGCCTGGACCTCGCGATCGCCGTGCTGCATCACGCAGAGGATGAAGTCGCGGGGCCGCTCGAAACCGCAGTTCGGGTCCTGCTCGAAGCCGGCCTGCACCGGGCCGATGCGGCGGGCGCCGCGGGGGCCGGTCTGGCGGGAGGCCACGCTGCGCCCTTCGGCCGGTTGGCCGGGGGCCGAGGTCTCGAAACCGGTCGAGGCACTGGCGGACGTCTCGGCGACGTAGGCGGCGATCTCCTCCTCGCGGGCGATCTTCTCGCTCAGCGCCTTCAGCTCGGTCTTGTTCGCATCGAGGGAGGCCTGCTCCTCCGCGGTGGGTTCCCGCTCGCCGTCCTTCATGGCGGCGTCGAGGATCGTTTCGGACTGCTTCACCAGGGCGTTGCGACGGTCCTGGTACTTGGCGATGCGCCAGTTCTTGGCCATGGGAGGCTCCACGCGGGAAGAAGGGTCGGGGGAATCAGGTTGCTGGAAGCAAGCGCTTTGAAACCTGTCCGGCCGCCGTGGCGTGTCGGATCGGGC